CAAACCAGGGGGCTAGCGTGTACTACACAAAGAAAATGGCGAGCTGTTCCACGCCACTGTCCCAGCTTGTGTCGTCCATCATGAGTAGTGGCCGTGGTACGCCATAAAGGCGAGCCACCTCTTCGATTTGATGGTTGCGGTTTTCGATTTGCTGGGCTTCGGATGCCGTGCTGGAGAAACGATTGGCCTTGGCGTTTTCTTCCAGCACCATCCAACTGCCGGCGTTCTCGGCACCGCCGTAGTTATCTTGCAGCGACTGCTTCATACGGCTATACGCCGTATCGGAAAGCGCATTCGGTACTTCGATGGCGCCAGTTGCCATGACGCCAGTTTTGAATACCCGATTTGCTGCCTTTTCCGCATTCAGCGCCAGCTGGATCGCCTCGTTGGCCAGCTCTGATCTGGCCAAGCCCTTGATGCCATCAAGCGACAGGTCGCGTAGGTGGAATACCTCCCTGGCTGGCAGGGTGATGACGTTCCCGTTATTCAGCCGCGTCTCGTAGGTCATGCGCCATTCGCTGGTTAGCTTTGGCTCGGTGTGCAGCGGGTTTAACGGGATCATCCTGATGGGGCGATCACCAGCCCAGATAATTCGGGCGTATCCGTTGCCGTGGAGCAGGACATGCAGTTGCAGCAGGGATTTCAGTTCAATCGGTGTTAGCCAGTCGTTCGGCTTCCGCTTGATGAGTCGATGCGCAGGGTGCTTATCCACGACGGTCTTGCTATCGCCGTACTCCATCAAATTGACCGGCAGCATGCCGATACCGTTTGAAATCAGAGACACGCACCGCAATACCGCCATGTTGCGCAGGCTGCTGGCCCCCTGCAGGTTCATGCTGCTCAAGCCATTGCGCAAAAATTCCAGCAAGCGCGGGTCGTCCAAGCCGTTAAAGGTCAGACTGGCGCCGGCCTCTGCTCGCACCTCGGATGCGGGGCGCGACTGCACCTTAGATAAAACGGATACCGCGGGATTCGTACACGGACGGGCCGCGAGCGGCAGGGCCGAGTGCCATCAGTTGCACCGCATTGAACAGGGCCATCAGCGGGTCAATCTTGGCTGATCCGCTGGCTTGCTTGGTAATCAGGATGGCGTTGCCTTTCGGCTCCACCCTGGCATTACCGACACACCACGCCATCATTGGGCTGGCATCATGCACCAGCACTTCTTCGGCTAGCTTGCGCTCGGCGGTCTTGATGGCACCGCCCAGCTTCCAGCCCTGACTGATGCCAATGATTTTGTCCTGCGGTACACCGGCAGCGACTAGCGCATCCAGGATCGTGCCAATTCCCGCCGGATCAAGACCGGCCTTGTCTAGCAGGTCGTCTTCTTCAATCTGGGCGATGTAGCTGGCGAGCTCTTCCACATCCTCGCCTATGTGCTTGACCAGCGTTAAATGGCCATCGCGGGCAAAGTCGCGTAGGGCAGGGGCGATTTCCTTGCGCCGTTCAAGCACAGACGGATGCGCCCATGCATGCATCCAGGCAAGCCATTCACCTGTCTCACGGTCACGGCCAACCACAGCCAGGCCCAGCAGGTCATCAAGGCCGCCACCATCGATACCGGCGGTAATGACTTCGCTACGCTTAATAATCTGCTCCAGAGTCAGGCCGCACCGGCCCTGCTGCAGCCAGAAATCAGCACCTGCCCAGCGATCCATACGTAAGGCGAGGCCGATTTCTACGTTGAGGTGTTTGGCCAGAATCTGTTGAAATGTGCCATCAGTCTTGTGCTGGTTCTTGCGTAGCTGGTCGGACAGCCATTCACTGCTAACCGACCGGCCCAGGTTCGGGTTGGTGATGTGGAAGTTCTCGGGCAGCAGGTAGCCCTTGTCCTTCAATATCTGCTCGGGGAACTCGTAGAGCACACCGAGCGAGCGCGGGTCATGAATCTTTCCGTCCCGTACGTCGCGGAAATACTGCAGCTTGTCGCGGAAAACACCAGCTGGCGGTTCATCGCTTTGCGTGGTCAGAAAGATTACCCAGCCTTCTTCGCGGGAAATCTGGCCACCCAAGGCCTCGATGAACATGGCCTCGGCTCCGGACTTCTTGCCGAACAGCCAGTGCTCGTCCACCAGGATGCGGCCAGACTTTTTACCGGACACGGTATCCGTGTCGGCTGCCACCACCTTCATGGACGCTTTTGTGGTCCGGTGGGTGATGGTGCGCAGGTGGTCCTGCACGTGGAACAGCGCGGACAGCTCTGGGTCTGCCCGCACCATGCCAGCGGCTGGCTTGAAGCTGTTGTCTGCTACTTCCTTGGTTGGCGCAAGGATCAGGTGCTCCTCATCGTTGCGCCAGCACATGATGACCGCCGTTAGCATGATGCCGGCGGCGATGGTCGATTTCGTGTTCTTCTTGGAGATCAGCAGGTAGTACTCGCGGATCAGCTGCCTGCCGGTTTCGGCGTCGTAAGCGCCGAAGATGGCGGACACGAAGTCGAACACCCACTCATCGCTACACTCGCCGAAGGTGGGCTGGCCTGGCAGGTCGACTACTTTCAGTGCCTTGAAAATATCCAGCGCGTAAGCCGCCATGTCGGGGTAGATGGGCGGCGGGATGATCGACTTGCGGTTGATCAGCCGCGCAGCCCAGTCAGGGCACGCGGTTGTCCATTCTGGCGCTCCCATATCATTTCCCTACCAGCCTGAGTGGCGGCGGTGGCGGAGCAAACTTGCTGCCGCCTTTGGCCGCGTTTTCGGCGGCCTTCTGCCTTTCGTCCTTCTTGCCTTCTTCACCCAGCTTGCGGTGTGTGTACGGCAGCATCGCCTTGGCCGCATCAATCCTCATGCGCGGATCAAGCTTCAGGTCGTTCATGGCTGCCTTGAGAAATGCCATGGGGTCGCTGTGCTGCATGGCCTCGCTGAGGTTGAAAGTAGGGGCCTGGTCGTCGGTTTTGTCCTTCTTGCCTGGCGATGCCTTGGCCGCGGCGATATAGGCCGCGATGTTAACGTCTTTAACAAGGCGAGCCCCCGCCGCAGCTGCCGTTTTTGGGCTGTAGCCAGCCGCAATAGCCGCGTCCTTATTGGATTTGCCGGCAAGTTTGGCATCGGCAAACGCCTTTTTCTTGCCTGTTAAAGCCATTAACAATTTCCTCCAGAGGGGAAAAAATCTGCGCGTGGGAATACAGGCGGTCTAGAGGGCCGGGTATCCCAAGGTTTCGATGCCCCCCTACCTCAGCGATCAGACCAACGCTGCCCAACACTTCCTGGCTAGCAGTGCTCGCGGGTAGTAGCGACTGACCCCAAACTCCTTCGCCAGTGCACCATCCTCCTCACCGGCAAGTAATCGCCGGCGAATCTCTCGCACTTGCTCATCGGTTAGCTTCCGACGACGAGCCTTCATGCCCTCACCAAGGGTCCCATGCCTGATCGCGTCACTGGCGTTGTCATAGCCAGTTCCCCATGCAAGGTTTGATGCACGGTTGTCAGTGCGGACACCATTCAAGTGGCGAGCCAAGCTGGCGGATTTGCATGACTCGCCGTGGAACGCAAGACACACAAGCCGATGAACGGGATAGCGCCGCCTTTCCCTCTTCTCATGGATTCGGATGCTGAGCGTCACGTTCATGTAGCCATCCACAGCACGCTGCTTAAGCTCCAGCAGGCCATCGCGGCGGGAGAATATTCGGCCATCCTCAGTAGCGAAGTAGCCAACGAAACCAGGTATGTGTCGCATGGGTGTGGCCTAAATAAAAAGCCCTGGCGCAAATGCGCTAGGGCTTCGAATGAGTGGGCAGAGAAATTTCAGCTCATGCTGCGTTCTCCTCGCGCTGCTTATCACCGCTATGGCAGGGCGTGCACAGCGCCTGCCAGTTGGTCCTGTCCCAGAACAGCCGCTTGTCACCTCGGTGGGCAATGACGTGATCGACCACGTTGGCCGCAACCACCAGGCCTTGCGCCTCGCAGCGCACGCACAGCGGGTGCTCGGACAGGTACCGCTCTCTGGCCTTCTGCCAGTCGTAGTTGTAGCCACGCTGGGCTGCTGTCATGCCCTTGGTACGCCAGCCACCGGCCTGCATGGTCGGGACGCGTTCATCACGCATCACCTGCAGGGTGGGCTTGAGCGTCTTGAGTCGGGACATGGCGAGTACCAAAAGCAAAACCCCGCAGGGCGAACCGTGCGGGGTTGGGTGTCTTGTGTTCGGTGGGCGTAGCTCGACCACCACGCCGTCAATATAGCATACCCTTGGTTTTATTAGGTTATGGGCTGTCTGTTCGCATATATGCCGAAATCAGCATTCCCTCAGAACGAACACAGCCCCATCGCCACGAATGAGCTGATCCCCATCAATCTTGCCTGTTTTCAACTCAGGGCGGATATCGCTATTGATATGCAGGGAAAATTGCCCATCACTGTCGACTGTACCGACTCTGTGGCCACTCTCATAGAAGCTGCCATCTTGGATGTAGCCAACCACACCGTCGCTGGATACATCTACCACTTCGTACTTTACGCCTGGCTTCATGATCTACCTCTTTCGTTAAATGCCTAGATCATTCTGTCTTAGCGAATATGCATTTGCAATCTTTGGGCCTGGGCCGCTTCGGTTTGCTTGCTTGCCGTCAACCTTGCCCTGCGCCTGCAGCTTCACCAGTACGCTCATGATCTCGGACTTTTCGAACCGGAAGTCCAGCGCGGCTTCCAGCTCGCCCAGGAACATGGGGCGGGGCGCATCTGCCAGCACCTCGCCCAGTTTGGCGGCCAAGCCGTTGCCCCTGGGCTTCTTCATGCTGCGCTCCGGTTCATCTCGCGCCAGATCCGGCCAAAGCGCACGGTGGCCGCCAGCAGGGTGGTGTCGAAGGCGCGGGGCGACATGCCCAGGCGTCGAGCGACGATATCGTCAGCCAGGTGTGGCCAGTGCACGTGCCGGGCGCGCAACACCAGCTTTTCCTGGTCGTGCATGGTGTTCACCAGTACTTCGACCTTCTCGCCGGTGCGCTGGTCGTACTTGAAGCGGAAGCGCTTCTCTACATCATCCGGGTGCACGTAGCGGCTCGGGTCGTTCACCCAACGCTTTTCGATGCCTGCGCAGGTGCGGCGCCAGTTGCCGGTATCCACCGCCCAGGCGCCCCAGTGTTTCAGTGCTGCTGCTGGTTCGATCATGATTTCCCCCTTGGCTCCTTGATCAGAACTCTTCGATTGCCCAGCCGCCGCCGTCTTTCTTGGCCTTTACCTTAACGGCCACAAAGCGGAACGGGTACAGGTCAGCAGCCACTTTGATCTTGGCGCGGGCATCGTCCTGCCAGAAGCCCTTCACCTCGTGCATTTCCATCTCGCCACCGGCCAGCATCACGGCAAAGTCAGGGCTGTAGAACGTGTTGTCGGCCAGGCGCAGCTTCACGCCCTCGAACTTGTACCAGGCCACCTGGCCA